TGCCTACTAGACCAGAGTACCAAGATGCTGCTGAAGCAATTGTTGACACTACGTTCTGGACAGACAGCAAGTGGGATGGAGAGCGCCAGAGATGTTTCTTCCCAGCCTACAGAATACTTCGTTTGTTAGGCTTTAGTCACTCTCAGCTTTGGGACGAAGGAATAATGACAAAGGGAATTGAGAAGTATAAAAAGCCAGATGAAATTGGTTACTGGAAATCAAGAGGTAAGTCCAATATAATCCAGCAAATAGATCAGCAAATAGATGCATATGAGGAGGATGTAAATGCCTAGAGATGATTCTACATATGATGACCCATTATGGGAGTATCTTGTTGTGTCTAAGTTGACACCTTATCTTGGAGCAGTAAAACGCTGGTGGTCAGAGTATGAAAACATGCGTATATTGAGTACTGGAGTTTGCCCAGTAAGTTATGAGGACATTGAGTGTCCTCCTGGACTAGCAATGCGTATGACAAGTACCCCTGTGCGCTCACCTATTAAGAATGTTCAGGCATTCCCTTTTGTGCCTGTGTCATACTTACAGATAACTGGAGTACCAGGGGGTGTACATAGAATGATAGAACGTGTTTGCTATAATGGTCTGATTATTGAAGAGTTTACTATCATTGAAAAACATAATCTACCAAGTACTTATCAGAAGGGACAAATTCTTTGTTTCGTGCCTACTAAAACTCTTGAAGGTGCTCAAGATCTTGGTAAGTATGTATACCTTACGGTACAAGAGTTAGCCGCTCTTGCACAAGGTAAGGTACTTAGCTCAGTTCCCGCTAAGTGTAGCAGGTATCTTGAGATATAATAAATAGTTTGATCAATATTGCAAAAATTAATTTTTTTGCAATATGATTAATACATCACAGTTTGTGATAGCTTTATTTTAATTTGTGAGCCAAATAAGGGTTCACTAGGAGTACTACTATGGCAGAAAACATGTCATTCTTGGAAGACCTCGCAGGTCAGGGTCTTGAAACAATCACAGCTAATGAACAGGCAATTCCGTATCTTGGATTGGTACAGCCGGACTCAGAAGCAGTAGCAAATGGCGCAACAGCAGGTGTATGGCGTAACTCAGCAACAGGTGAAGAATACGGTAACGTTGTAACTGCAGTTGTTCTCGCATTCAAAACAATCTGGAATGAACGTGATACAGAGCCACCATTCCGTACAGTCGGACGTTATGAACCCCATTCAATTGAAGTGCAGGTACAGCAGCCAAAAGGTAAGGGTTATCCAAAGATGATTAACCCTGAAACTGGTAACGAAGTTCAGGAACTTTATGTTTATGCTTTGTTCTTGCCAGAACACCCAGAAGCAGGCATTATGCTTTTCAATCCAACAGTTTCATCAATGCGAACATGTAAATCATGGAACACAATGCTTAAGTCACAGCTTTTGCCAAATGGTAAACCAGCTCCTATCTTTGCTTTCCAGTGGGACATGGCTTGTGAACTCGTTGACAATCCAGCTAAAAAAGGCGCAAAAATGACACGCTTTGCTAAGGCTCAGAAGTCAGCAGTAATTTCACAGGAACTCTTTGAAACACACGTTCAGGCACAGCTGCCAACAATCCAGCAGACTGTTCTCTCAATCACAGCAGATGCTGGTACAGAAGAAGAAACTAACTAATGAAAATCCCGGGCTTGCCCCGGGTGTGAGGGTATATGATTCCACAGACTAATGTAACCACAAATATACAGGGCAAGAAAAATGACCAGGGTAAGAATAGACTTGACTTGATTGAACCGGAATTCATTGAACAGGTTGGTGAAGTTCTTACTTTTGGTGCAGAAAAATATGGCCCAAATAACTGGCAGAAAGTTGAAAATCCAGAAGACAGATACTATGCCGCAGCATTCAGACATTTACTTGCATATCGTAAAGGTGAAAAGATTGATCCAGAATCTGGTAAGCCACATCTTGCTCACCTTGCAACTAACGTAATGTTCTTGCTGCATTTTGAAAAGGAGACTAAGTAATGGCAGACTTATGTAATTTTGCTTTTACCGGAAGGCTTGGTCAGGATGCTCAGATTAAGGCCACACCAAATGGTAAAACTTATATGGAAATGTCAGTTGCTGTTAACACGGGTTATGGTAACTACAAAAAGACACTTTGGGTAAAGGTTAAGCAATGGGGTGAACGTGTAAACAACATTGCTGGTATCTTTACTAAAGGAGCAATTGTTGCTGGGAATGGTGAAGTGAGCATTAATGAATGGACAGGTAAAGATGGAACAGCCCATGCTGATCTTGAAGTTACTTGTATGAATGTTCAGATTCTTAGCAGTAAAAAGCAGGACTCAGTATCAAACGAACCTGATACTGATGAACCTGAAGATCCAGTATTCTGATGAAAATACCTGAACACTTAGTAAATGCTGAAGTAGGTCATGATCCTGAACCAATTGGTGATGGTCATGACTCCCAGAGAGTATGGGACTCAAAGAACGAACGATATGTTGAATATTATCGTAAGGTCTTTGCAGATGCTCTTGGCATTGATGTAGACCAGATACCAGATGATATGTACATTCATCATATTGACGGGGATCGTGGTAACAATGACATTGACAATCTTATGCTGTGTACTAAAAAGGCTCATGAGAACCTTGAGACACAAATCAATCCTAACAAGTATTGCAAAAAAGGTTGATCAAAACTTTTAATTTTGTTATGTTTGCTATATAATAAATATAACAATTGACCGTTCGTCAAGTGGTAAGACACAAGCTTTTGGTGCTTGTATTCCGCAGGTTCGAATCCTGCACGGTCAGATCCCTTTTTGGGTACTCTCCATATTATATGTAGCGCAAGCGAGTCACGTGAACCCTAGCATCTGTTCTCGTGGCGTTTTCTTTTGGTATTACTTGTCACAGTTTTCCCCTCCCACCGTGACATTGAGATACAGTCTGACCCGGACTTAATAATGGGTAACATTAAACATTAGGAGGCCAGCTATGGAGGAAATAGCAAAATTCAAATCAGAATTAACACGTCTTGTAAACATGCATGGGTATGATACAGTACTTGACATGCCTGATTACATTATAGCAAATCTTATCTATTCAAGTCTTGACAGTATAGTAAAAGCACATGAAGCAAACAAAGAATGGCACAACAGCCATATTTTGTCAGACCCAGAAGAACACATTCAGCAAATAGTAAACTCAGGGCCAAGCTTTATGGAAAAGTACACCTTAAAAAATAGGCCAAAGATAACACTAAGGACAAAAATAATAATTGCTAAGTGTATTGCTTTTCCTGTTTATTTTATAACAATGCCTATAACATTTATTGTTGGTGGGGCTAGAGGGCTAATTGAAACCTGGAAAATGTTTATAGAGACAGATAGGGATGAGGTAAAAAATGCATAGACTGATTGCAATGGACGTTGAAACATACGGTAATTATTTAACTGACCCTGATGCACGTATCTTGTGCTGTGGGGCTCATGGTGAAGGTATTCATAAAGTATTTGACTTTGATAAAGAGTCAGATAAACAGGAATGCTTTGATCTTATCACTAATCCTGACATTGATATTATATGGCACAACTGCTTATTTGATAATGGCTGGTTCCATGATAAATATAATGTTGTACCTAAAGGAATTATCCATGACACAATGACACGTGCTGCTCTTATTGATGAGCGTCAGTCAATGGGTCTTGATGACAACTGTAAACGAATGGGCGTACAAGGTAAGAACAAAGCAGAAACAATTGAAGAATGGTTTGACAAATGGCAAACAGTAATGAAAGGTTGTGCTAAGGGTCTTAAGAAAGGTTTAATTACTGATGATAACCAGGTTCTTAATACAGAAGACAATGAGACATATAAGTTGTCTGATACTGAACTTGAGTGTTTGATAAGTGGTAAATGGAAAAGCAGTGTATGGGACAATGCACTATTATTATGGACTGAAAGTAAAGACTTCAAAGAACAAATGATGAAGTATAACTTGCAGGACTGTGTTGCTACTTATAACTTGTTCTGGGCACAGGAAAAGTTCATGCCTCCTGTTCAGCATGTATACGAACTGGAATGCAAGCTTATTCCAATCCTGCTTAAAATGAAAAAGACTGGCATCAGGTTTGATCAGAACCATGCCAGTGAGCTTATTGAAAAGGTATCAGCTAAAGAAGCAGAAGTTGAAAAGAAACTCTGGGATATGTATGGTATCTCTGGTGAAATGATTAATAGTTCAAAGCAGCTTGGGGCACGTATGAATGAAATGGGTATACAGTCACCTGTTAAAACAAAGACCGGTGCTCAGTCTTGGGCAGAAGGTGCTTTGGTTCGTATACATCACCCAGTTACACCTTTGATTTTTGAGTACAAGAATTATCATGCTATTTTGTCAAAGTTCTTACTTGGTTCACTCTCAAAGTCAGTAGTCAATGGTCGTATTCACTGTACCTTTTTACCAATGCTTCGTGAGGAAGGTGGTACAGTTACAGGAAGATTTTCATGTCGTGAACCGAACTTACAGCAAATCCCAGCCCGTGATAAAGGACATGGTGAAGACTTTAGTCAGGATATGCGCTCTCTCTTCTTACCTGAAGAAGGCCAGATGATTGCTGCTATGGACTACAGTCAGATTGAAGCAGTTTTACTTGCACACTTTGCTAAAGGCCCACAGGCAGAATGGTTCAGAGAGCAGATGCGTGCTGGTGCTGATTTGCATAACATTGTTATGGGTATGACTGGCATTACATACCGACCTGTTGTTAAAACATTCAACTATGGTTGTATCTATGGTATGGGTTGGCAGACAGCAATGGAAAAGAACTATACACTGTTCGAAAAGTTCGCAAAAGAAAAGCATGAGTCTATTGAGCAGTTTACAAAAGATATTTATCATACGTACCATAATAAATTCCCAGTTGTAAAAGATACAATGAATTGGGCACAAGACCAGGCCCGTATGTATGGATATATTGATACAATGGGTGGTAGAAGACAGCATAAGCCAAAGGCTGCCTTTGATCCACAGACTGGTAAAATCAATGACTTTTTGTACAAAATGCTTAATAAGCTTATTCAGGGAACAGCAGCAGATATTCTTAAGCAAGCTCTGATAACAGCTTCTGAGGCTGGTATTTATGATGTGCTTACATTACATTTGCTAGTCCATGATGAACAAGTTAACAGTGTACCATTTACAAAAGAAGGTACAGAAGCAGCTGTTGAGTTACAACATATCATGGGAAATGTTTATAAAGACCAATTGCTTGTACCAATTAAAGCTGAGTGCGAACTTGGTCCTAACTGGGGATACTGGTCTGATAGGATCTATAAAGATATGCAGAATGGTATCTTCAATCCTGAAGAATTTAAAGCAGACTATAGGGAGACACACTAATGCATAAGTACAGAGTTTATGGTACATGTAATGGTGTTACTGATAACCTTGGAACGTTTGAGACTGGGTTTGAGCTACCTAATCTGTATGATATATTAATGCAGGTCTTTAATCCTGATAAACAATATGTATTACACTATTATGAAGTATCATCAAATCATTTTAAGCATGTATTCTATGTGCATAAATGGCTTGATGACAGATATAATAATGCAATATGTATCGGACAGTTTGAAACGAACCTTGACCTTGCACAAGTATATGATATTATATTTCAAATATTTCATAGCACAAATGAACATGAGTCTATTTGTATAAGAAAGCAAAAAATGATCCGGAGGTAATTATGCTTTTTTGTGAAACTATTTTACACTCAAATGAAGATGGGGTATCAGGTATTATGCCTGAATACCAGACATTACTTGCAGCGTGTGCTGATGTTGCTAGCCCTACAGATGAGATGATCCCTGCACATAAGGGTTGTAGGATTGACTTACTGGTATCTTTTAGAATCCCAGCAGGCTATAAGATCCTTATGTACCCACGCTCAAGTTTACTTATTAAGAAAGGCTTGATGCAGCCTGTCAGTGTCATTGATGAGGATTATACTGGACATGTTCATGTACCTGTGTTTAATATGACAGATGAGCCTGTACATATTGAAGCAGGTGAACGTATTGCTCAGATTGAGCTTGTACCAGTTGAAACTTGGACTGACTTGCCAAGAAAAGCAGTTGAAAGAAACGGTGGTTTCGGGAGTACAGGGAAATGAAACTAATACCAATGAAAATTGAGAACATGGCACCAGTCTGGACAGAGGAAAGCCTGCTTGAGTTTATAGGTCAGATTGCAGGTGAGTGTTATAACAGCACAATGGACTCTGATAAATGTATACAGAGAGCATTGAACTGCATCAAGCGCGGGCATCATAGCCCGTGGGAGCATTTTAATGTGACACTCAAGTGCACAGTTGACCGTGGGACATCACATGCTCTCGTACGTCACAGACATTGTGCATTTCAGCAGTCAAGCACTATCTATCAGAAGTTCAATGAACTTACGTTTATTGAACAGAAAGACATTCAGCCACAAGAAAAAGGTTTCTACAGAGATTGTGAGTATGCTTACTTGGAAAACATGAAAAAGTTTAATAACCCAAGTAGGGCTAGAGATGTCTTGCCAAATGCATTAGCTACTAATCTTATCATCACTACAAATATCCGTCAGTGGATGTATATGATACAGAGGCGATGTGGTCCTGGTGACAGTGAAAATATGCATACCTGGTGTAAGATGGTTCGTGAGTGGTTTGAAAAGAATTACCCACAAGTAACTCTTGCTTTTGATACCTGGTATGATAAGCACCCATTATGATAATAAATGATACATTTATATATAACAGTATAAATGTATCATTTTATAAAATGAACACAATACAGAGGATCTATACAACGTTATGACAGACAGAGGACTAGCTACAAAAGCAATGTTTAATGCTATTGCTGAAGATACAAAGAAACGTGCTAAAAGATGGTTCAATAAGCATAAAGACTGTGTTGTTGCATACTGGGGGAAAGATGACTTTCTCCCTTTTAATGCTACTAAAAGAGAAAAGCAGTTGTTTATGGAACAGCACCCAGAGATAGAAGATCTAGACGATCATACTCTCTTGCGCTTTGATAATGACACTTTGGTGCTATGGCATTTTTGTCCAAGGATCAAGAACGGGATAAATGATTTTTATTCTGAAGGTGTTAATAAAGGTAACGGGTGGCTTGTGCTGAATGATCTTGTTAATCTAGGTAATTATATAGTGTACATATAAAAAAGGTCCCTGTTGCCAGGGACCAAGATAAGAGTCAGCTGTCAAGGAGACTAAGCAGCTGGCTCATCTTTTTTGAGGAACACAAGACAGATTGCGTTTACACAACCTGACACAGCTTCAACGATACCATTGATAACAGGGGACTGTTCTGGTACGATGAGTGATACACATGTAACAGCAGCAGTTGTGATTGCTGTGTTACAGCCAATGATAATTCCTAAAGTTTTCTTGCTCATTCTTTTCCTCCTAGAATGCAATATAATAGTAAACACCAAACTGTTTAGTTCGTGTCACATCACCAGTTCTTGCAGAAGCACTTGCTTCTACTTTCTTGTAGTACTGCTTATCAGGTACAATAGTTGTATCTGCTGTAAGCACGTATTCTGAACCTTCTACTTTAATGTACCAGCCAAGAGTACTTGGATCAATATAATCATATAGTGAAACCTCATTCTGTTCACTATCATAGTACTGCTTTGACCAGTCAGCTGTTGTATCAGCAGTAGGTACATAATCTGTACCATCAAACTCATAAAGACCAAGAGCACTTGGATCAAGAGGCACAGTCTGTGGATCAATAGCAACACCTGTACTGTCATAATATGTCATTAATGGATCGCATACTGTGTCTGTACTTGGCTCAAATGTCACTGGGTGCTCATATAAACCTTCTGCAGCAGGGTCTGATACAGGTGTTGTAGACTCATAGCCTATTGACTTACCTTCAGGGTCACTTGTCTGACCAACCCAAGACCTTGAAGCATCAAAAGTTACATAACAGGCACCTCCTTTTTCGCTAGCACTCTGATCCTTTGCTCTAGCACGTCTTGAAAAAGCTCCGGTAAAAGTCCTACTGTTATTATCAGTAGTGAACTCACCAGTAATGTTCATTGTACCACGTGAGTGCACGTGCAACTGTGTCTGATCATCTTTGAACTCACCTGCATTGAACACATCATGAGCTGCGATGTCAAGAGTTTCATTTTCACCGGCACAAACAAGCACACATTCACGTAGGTCTGGCACATGACCACTTGGAAATACAATAGCAAGTTCAGAGTAGATATCAGTGTCAAAAGCAGCACCATCTGGTACGAAGCATCCTTCTGGGCATTCAGGGTTCAGGGACTGTATCAACTGTCCTGCATGATACCTAGGCTCATGAATAACTACACGTGTACCTGCTGATATTTCACCTGCTTTAAGAGCAGCTTTTAATCCAGTCTTAGTGGTACTGTAATATTCCTTTTCATTGTCCTTGCACCAGGTTCCATTTTT